GTGGTGGCGGTACCCCTAATATGGTTAGGTACCCGTCGAGCTCGGGTCAACGTGGCAACTCGTTTGCACCATTTGAGCAAACAAATTGGATTAGTTACTCGAGAAATTATCAAGACGCCGCACTCCAAGAGTGGTCACAAGCGGTTGACCGTATCGCCCTAAAATGGTTGGTAATGTAATGGCATTTAATGGCGGTAAAACACTCACTATTTATGTAGCGGCTGACCTCAAAAAATTTAGGGCGGGATTAAACGAAGCACAAACCGGACTTACCGGATTCGCGGGATCCCTCAAAAACATACTCGGACCCGCCGCAATCGGAGCGGGTTTTGCCGTCGCTGGCCTCGCAACCAAAATGGCCGTCGACGGAGTTAACGCCGCACTCGACGACGAAGCGGCAATGAGAAAACTTGCGCTAACGCTTGAAAACGTCGGCCTCGCACACGACACGCAAAAGGTCGAGGATTTTATCTCGGTCCTCGAGCGATCAACCGGTATGGCCGACGACGAATTACGACCCGCGTACGACCGTTTAATTAGGTCCGTAGGTGACACGGCCGAAGCCATGGAATTACTCAAATTGAGTCAAGACGTCGCCGCGGGAGGTGGGAAAACCCTTACTCAAGTAACCGACGCAATTGGTAAAGCATACGACGGTAATACCGCGGCACTTGGAAAACTTAATAGTGGCATAGATCAATCTATAATCAAATCCGGCAACATGGAGGCAATAACTTTAGCCTTGTCGGACACGTTTAGCGGACAGGCCGCCGAATCGGCCGACACTTTCCGAGGTCGACTAAAGGTAATGAATCAAGCGGTCGACAATTTAGGCGAGGCATTTGGCCGAGGGCTACTCGGCGGGATCCAATCCGCGACCACGGGTACGGATCAATTTGCCAAAAAACTCGCAGAATTAGAACCAAAAGCGGAAGCGGCCGGTTCCACGATTGGCACTTTTGGAATCAAAGCGGCAGAAACCGGGGCAAGTTTATTAGGTGCCTACACGAATACCGTCGGTTTTATTAGAGGTTTACAAGGTTCCGAAAATCAAGCAATTAGGACAACCGCATATTTTAACCCATTGGGCATAATTGCCGCCCTTGTCGGTGACGAATTTAATAACGCCGCCGACGGGGCCGAGGCCGCCGCAAGCGCAATCGGTTTATCGGCGTACGAAGCTCGTAAGGCCGTACCGCAATGGAACGATTTAAGCGGTGCCGTACGCATGAGCACACAAGACTATATTGCGTATCTAAATGCACACTCGGTCGGCAATACAATCCTAAAAAATGCTAACAAAGACTATCAAGATTTAGCCGCAAGACAAGCGCAAGTCAATTCTTACGTCGGTGAATACACACTTGATCAAGAGGACGCCGCAAAAGCGACAGGCGCCACAAGTTCAGCGGTTGAGAAATTAAGCGCAAGAGAAAAGGAACTAACAAAAACTTTCGAAACCGGAAACGAAATACTTAAAACAAACCGGGCCGACCTCGCCTATTGGACAAGTGAACTGACAAAAGCAAACGACGCAATTGTTACGTTTACGAGCAATATGCAAACCAACCTATTAGCCGGTGTAGATCTCGGCAAGGCGTTCATGTCAGCAAAAGAATCCGGCGGTGACCTCGGGTCCGGTGTAGTAGCCGGATTCGAGAACATGATTAACGACGCTAAATGGTTTGGTAACGTACTCGAGACTCTACAAAGTCAAGGCGTCGACCAATCATTAATTGACTACCTAGCCACACAAGGCGCCGAAATTGGTGGCGGCCTCGGACAAGCAATGCTGGGCGATAAAGGACTACTTGCCTCACTAAATGAAAAATGGGTTGACGTACAAGCCACTACAAAAACACTTGCCGAGGGGCTCGTACCCGAATTTATGACGGCGGGGCAAGAATCGGCCCTTACAATGGTTGACTCGATTTCCGAACAAATGGCTAAAGACGTCACCCGATTAGCTCGAATCGGCAAGAAAATCGCGCAACCGTTAGGCGCCGCATTTAGGGCCGAATTAATGTCTGACGTTGCGGCCGCACTCCGAGAGGTGGAGGCGGCCGGTGCCGCTGGTCGAGCCGAGGCGGTTGCTAACGCCTCTCAACGACAAGTAGCCCTCACCAATGCCGCCGTAGCGCAAGCATTACAGAATCTTGTTAGATCCGCCGACGCCCGTAACGGGGCACCAATTACCCCGGTGAACAGATGATAAGCGACATAACCCTAAATGGCGTTAGCCTTGATCTTTCAACGGTCGAGTACGAGGTTCAAATTCAACACGGCCGGAGCGATATTAGTGCGGCCCCTCAACCGTCTAATAGTCAAATAATTATTCGCGGGTCCGTTGGTGTAAACGTCGAAATTGCGGATACGATCGAAATATATGCCTACGGTTTTCACCGGTTTACCGGTCAAGTCTCCGACGTAAATTTAACTCATTTATCGAGTGTTCCCGCCGTAGCCGTATCCACAATAACTTCTATTGGTGAATTATCTCGAGTAGGTTTTACCGAGGTCGGGGCTAGTGGCTACCCACAAGAAACCGTCAGCCAACGAGTCGAGGGCATATTAACGGCCGTTGGTTTACCCTACTTAAATGGTGCCGATCCCGTGACAAGTCTCCACGCAATTACAGGCGTAGACATTGACCCAACCGACGCATTAAGTTATCTGGCATATTTAGCGGAAACGACCGGGGCCACTTACTACGACGACCCATTTGGCCGCATTGTGTTTGAGTCATATGGTAATCGTGGGACGACCTCATTTGCTGGCGCGTGGTCAAGTCAAGTGGGAACGTGGGCAGATAATCCCGTTTCGTGGAGTAGTTTTCCGGTTAATCAAATACCTACAAACGTACCCGGAACCGACGTCATATTTACCCCTAATTGGGCTAAAACACGTCAGACCGTGGTGAATTCCGTTACCGTTTTAGGGCACAACGACACTCACGAAACAACACAAACAAACGCGAGCTCGATCGCCACCTATGGACTACGCGAATACAGACTCAATACAGACATACGCCTATCCGGTGGAGTCCTCGCTAGGGCCGAAGCCATTATTACGGCACAAGCAATCCCATTTTGGAACCTTGGAAGCGTGTCTATCCTTGTGCAGAATCTAGGAACCGTCGACCGAGACAAGGTTTTAGAACTTGTAAGCGGCATGGGAGTAACCCTCGAGGACTTACCGCAACCGGCGCCGGAAACTTACTACTTTGGGATTGTCGAGGGTTGGGGTGAGGTTTACACACCCGAGCAACACATTTTAACTTTGTCACTATCCGACCCAAGATATTCGCTGGCAACAATACCGTGGGACGACGTAGATCCGGCCCTAGAATGGGGCAATGTACCCGCTGATCTTAAATGGTTCGAGACAATTACTAGCCGAGATTTAGCGGCATAAGGAGCAATAATGGCACTAACACCCGAGGGCACTCCATACGTCGAGTCCAGCGACCTAGTCGCTAATTATCCGGCGGCATCACTCTCATTGGCTAACCGCGTCGACCTAGTGGGCGTCCTACCATTTGCGACCTCAGCGGCTAGAGGCACCGCTATACCGAGCCCAACGGACGGACAATATTCGTATTTGCAAGACACGAACTCGACCGAATTTTGGAACGGCACCGCATGGACAGCCGCAGGCACACCGCCCGGTTTAGTGCTAGTGGAGCCAACGTCGATTTCTAATACAGGTGGCACGGCAACAAAAACAGGCGGCCAAGTAACTTTTAGTGCTGTTTCAACCCTTAATCTCAATGGAATGTTTACAAGCACTTACGACAATTACAAAGTAATGATAGACGCTACTACAAGTGCCAATAATGCCATAAACTTTAGATTGCGCGTAGGGGGAGTAGATGCCTCGGGATCGAATTATGTTTACCAATATTTAAACGTAAATAATACTTCCGTAGTAGCGGCTCGGGTTACCGCCACATCAATACCATTAATGGATACGAACACGCCAATTAGATCAGCGGCTGTTTTTGACATTATATCCCCTAGTGTCGCTCAGGCTACTAATTTCTTATCGTTTAACCAATACTCTGTTTTAAGCGCAGGCCTAAATCTTTATGCTGGCACCCATTCTTTGTCTACAGCATATGACGGACTTAGTTTTACTACCAGCTCGGGAACAGTAACCGGAACCATTCGAATTTATGGCTACGACAACAGTTAGGAAAAAACATGAGTGACGTTATCGAAACAGATTACACAACCTATCCGCCAACAGTCACGGAGCGCGATTTCACGCCCGAGGAACTAGCACAACGTGAGAAAGATCAGGCAGAAGCAAAAGCCGCGGCCACAGCGGCAGACAAGCAAGCAAAAGCCACAGCCAAAGCCACAGCCGACGCAATCGAACACGCTAAAAGCCTTGGTTTTACCGACGCCATGATAGCCGTCATGTACCCTAATTTAGGAGCATAAATGTCACAAATAGACGAGGAATTACACGTAGACACACCACCAGAGGTTGAGGAAAAGCCTAAAAAAAAGGTAAAGGTAACAATCTCCAGCGACACGGAACGGGCACGAGCCGCGGTCCAAGCAAAACTAGCGGCTAAATGAGCCTTGCGGACTACGTCGGACTCGTCGCCACAGTACTCGCCATATTAGGCATTATGGGTGGTGGCTTAATTTGGCTTGTCCGCAACGTGGTCCGCGACGAAATAGCAAAAGCCACTCGATCAATACAACCGGGTTATCGTAACGGCGGCCAATCATTAGCCGACCTCGCACATAAAGTCGACCGCCTCATTGACCACGTCGGAATGGACAAAGAATGAAACAATGGCTCGCAAAAACATGGGAGGGCTCAATACTCAAAATAGCCCTCGGAGCGGCACTCGGGGCCGTGGCCTCATGGCTAGTGTCCGCCGACGTTCACCCGCTCATTGTTGGGATTGGTGCCGCCGTAATTCCCGTAATTATTAACGCACTTAACCCGGCCGACGATCGATATGGGGTGGATAGTGGCAAAACTATGTAAAGGTGGAGTTACTTTACGCGATCAAATAGATCGACGCTGGCCTCGACGCCAAAAGGACTCCGACGGTTGGCTAGGAAATGCCGAGCACAAAGCTCGAGAGTCGGACCACAACGAAAACGCCGCCGGGATTGTCCACGCAATCGATATCGACGAGACACTAGGCACCATGTCCAATGGTGGTACCGCTCGAATACTTGCCAATCAACTAATCGACTACGCGGGATCCGGCCTACCCGGATCAAAAAGGATAAAATATGTCGTTTACGAAAACCGCATAGCCTCGGGAACCTACCGCAAAACGTGGTGGACATGGCGACACGGCAAATGGGCCCACGAGGCTCACATACACGTTAGTTTTACCTCGTACGCCGACCGAGACGGATCCATTTACCCATTGCCTATATTGGCGCGATCACCCATTACTAAAGCCCAATGGACACGCGACCTCGCGAAAGCACGAAAAGCCAATAGATAGCCGGTACTCTAAAACCCTAGCAAAGGGGAACAAATGACCGAATATATCAAACCCGGTAAGGCCGCCGAAATGCTCGGAGTCTCACGGGATTCAATACGACGATACGCCGATAGCGGCCAAATAGACGCCATTACAACGCCCGGTGGACAACGCCGAATCGACCGACAAAGTGTCGACGAAATTATTGGCAGGCGGGTCAGGATCTCGAGCACCGTAACAATTATTGAGGCGGTCAAATGATAGCCGAGATTCTAATATGTGCCGCAATGATTACCGCTCCCGCTTGCGTGGCAAACTCGCCAGCGGCTCAAGATTGGAAAGGCTATGAGCCGAGTCTCTACACGGGTCAGCATTACGACACTAAATGGGCACAAGTACGCAAGTGCATTATGCACGGCGAATCCCGTTATAACTATAGGGCAAGGTCAAGCATTAGCACCGCAAGCGGCGCCTATCAATTTCTTGATTCTAAATGGCGATCCGGGTTAGTTTTCATGATGATAAAAGAGTCCAGGAGCACCCGCGACGGTTTGATAGACGACCTAAAATCGTTGCGAAATAAGCCTATCCAAACATGGAACCGTTACTATCAAGATCGAGCATTTTACACGGCATGGGATAACGGCAAGGGGGCGAACCATTGGAATCAAACACGCCACTCGTGCTAAATGCCACCTATTACTCGTTCGAGCTTGACGACCTCGACCTAATGGGACAACTACTTGTCGTTATACGAGACGGAAAACCAACGCTCGCATATCGCCGCACAATGTCACATAGGTGGAGTCCCGAGATAATGCCGAACACGCCCGAAAATAGGCAAAGTGATTGACAATGTCATACCGGCTAACCACTATTAGCCCTACGACGTTCCAGAGGAGGGGAAGCCTCATACCTCGAGCAATGACTCGAGGACGTCTCCGAGTGGCCGCCTATCTAGTGGGGCGGCCACTCACCACACTAGCCACTAGTACGAAATGGGGAACAATGCGAGATCAAGAAACATTATTTGACCAAATTGGGGACATACAACTCGATCGACCGGGGCACAATTGCACCGGCCAATTGTGTACCTATTGCGAAAGATTCGATCGTGAGGACACACAAGTACTCGCCGAAATCGACCCTCAATGGCGTATGCAAGCAACAATATTCCGCAAGTCATTAGCAATCGGCGGCCTATTTAGCGCCGACGTACTCATTGACGCGATTGGAAAACCGCTAGGGCACCCGAACCAAATAGGGGCATTATTCCGGTCATGGAATAGTCAAGGCTTAATCGAGTCGCAGGGCAATTTTGTTGTGAGCACCCGCGAATCTAATAACGGCCGGGTAATACGAGTATGGAGGCGGACCGCATGAGGCCAGAATTAATCGGGCTCGCGTCACTCATTGGCGGTTTGGTGCTCGGATTCATTTGGGGTAAAGCATGAGCGGGTACAACCTCGACGGGTACATTGACGTCGCAAGCCGCATAAAACTATTCATGGCTCGTTACCCGGACGGATCTCTACAAATGGATCCACCGGAATTTGTTGAGGTCGAGGGTAAAAAATGGGTCATTGGCAGGGGCTACGCCTACCGCACACCGGACGACCCACGGCCCGGCATTGGTACGGCATGGGAGATCGTGCCCGGTACGACTCCATTTACTCGAGGATCCGAGTTGCAAAATTTGGAAACTAGCGTTTGGGGCCGATCGATAGGGGCATTGGGCATTGGTATTGATGCCAGCATTGCCACACTAGACGAGATCCAACACGCTAAAGAACGATCGACAGTAATGCGAACCACGGAAGCAATACCCGACGATCCATGGCAAACACAAACGGACACGCCAGCACCTTCATACCGGGCACCAACTAAAGGCTCAAGCATGTACCCGGCTACACCGGGACAAGTAAAAGCGATCCACGCAATACTCGGGAAACAAGGTACACGAGACGATCTCGATAAACTAGCCGCCGTCAATGCGTGGCTAACCTCCATGAGTAAAGAGGCCGTGAGCTCGATTTCCGAGGTCAACAAACACGACGCAAGTGGCCTCATTGATTCACTACAAACGCCACCATAATCCGCGTCGTAGCGTGTTATGCCTATGCGCTCGGATCTCCAATAGGTAGCCGCTTGACCGGAATGACGGAGGAAATAGCACCGGCCGCGGGTAGAACAAGGCGACACGCCGTCGCCGTAGGTAGGGTAAGTAATACCAAAAACCGACCACCAATGGAGGCGGGATCGGGCCACCGCCCGAGACCGATCACGCCGACACAAACACAAGGGGAAACAACATGGAACAACAACAACCGAAAACCGTAACCTATTCACTCTATGACGCGCATTGCGCTCGACCCGGTTGCCAATGCGAACACACAACATGCGACCGAGGTTGGATCAACAACACTCGAGGAGCATGGCCATGTATCTACTGTCGAGAGGATCTCACCGGACGATTAATGCGAGCCGGGCAGGCCAAAGACAAGGGGTACCCACAAGACGCCATATCCCGCATAATCATGGGTAAGCAACGCACACAATGACAACACAACGACAAGGCCGGAGTACCGCCGCCTACAGATCATGGGTAAAAGAGGTGCTCGCCAAATGCGAACCAACATGCATACGTTGCGGATCACCCGTAGACATGACATTGCCACGCACAAACCCACAAGGCGCCAGCGCCGACCATGAGCCACCATTAGCAATCACCGGCGACCTCACCCCCGGCCTCGACGGATCCGGAATAGCCCACCTCCAATGCAATCGGATTCACGGCGGCAAACTTGGATCACAACGAGCAATCGAGAAAAAAAATGGAAACTCGAGCACAAAAACCGGTTTTTCCAAAAAGACCCTATCCAC